ATTAATCGACCGGACACTTTTTTATTTCTTTTTACCAGCCATATGACGGATAAGATCTAGCAAATTATCTCCTTGACCTTTTGTCAATTGCTTGCCATTCATGGCATCTTTCCATGTTTGATACTCAACCTTTGTCAAGGTTTTGCGAATACCTGTAACAGTGTTAACAAGTTGATAGCCACTCTCTGTATTATAGCCCGCTACTTTATATAAAATATTCATTTCTAAATCTCCTTTATTTATGTGATCTGAATTATTGTTTGAACTACTATTACTACCTTTACAATTCACAATATCCTTCGCAAATTGCTGCTGTGTGATCCCCCATTTTGTTAGGTAAGGAATTGGATCCACGTGGTCTGAACCATTATTAGGCTGGTTATTTGTACAATAATTGTGTGTTTTGATACCTGCTAAATCTCCAGTATCAAGCGTTGTTGGAATCTCCGCTTGCTTGGCCAATTCAAAGAGTAACTCACAGTAGATTTTATAATCTCTCGTGAATTCCTCTTTTGATCCGTGGCTTTCAATCAGCTCAACCGCGGCATAGGTTTCGTAATTATAACCGCCCCCTACATCCCATGCTCCGCGATTTACTGGGGCAACTTGGATAACTTGACCATTCCCCACCACATGAGTATAAAATCCCGTATTGAGATCTTTTCGGCTCATATAGTCTGCTTCATTTTGTGCAGTACTTCCAGCATTACCTGTAGAATGAGCATGTACTTGCCTGTAGGGTGCATAACCGACCTGCGGTGTATCAGTTCGGATTTGTTGTTTGATATTGTAAGACATTTATTCCTCCTTGTCTAGATTGATAAAACTTGCTGATTGATCGCCAACAGTTCCACTTCCAATAGATGTGAATACTGAAATTACTGTAGCTAAACCAGCTATACTAAGAGCGTTCAACCAATCTACATCAAGTAGTCCTGTACCCACTGCTAGTGAAGCTACAAACGATTGTGCAAATGTCTTTATTGCACGTTCTGCAGTATCTTTCAAAAATGATTTTGTGAACATTATTTTTCCTCCATTTTAATTTTTTTATATCGCTCAAATTGATCATGTGCATAATGATTGCCACCAAGTGCTTCGTATTCATCAAATATTCCACCTACAACTTGTAGACCATAATCATGATTGATAGCCTGTAACAGTTCAATACGCTTAATATGCATTTGAATATCATTAAGTTGACTTTGTTGCTGCTTAGAAAATCTTCGATAAAACCAACTCAAAACCCCAGAGACAATGACCAAAGCTGGCCAGTTTTCTAAGACATCCAAGAACAATATCCAGGTATGTCTAAACATTTCTTCCAAATTTTACTTTTCCCCTTTCTAATACTCTAAAACATGTTGCAATACAAACTTCATATTGTTTCCTTGTTGGTTCATCGAGTGTCCGGCCACTTCTCCATCACGAATATAAAGATACTTTACAGCAGCTGTTGGAGTGCTACCGGGTGACATTAAAGGGAAAACCGTTCCTGCTTGTGCTAGATCAAGATGTTCTTTTGGCACGTTTATATAGTGATTAAATGCGTTTTTTGTATTACCATTCATTCCAGCTGTATATTCTGTAAAGTGAAGAATCCATCCATTTTCGCATTCACTCAAAGGTTTCGCAGGAGAAATTTTATGGAGATTAGACATATAAAAAGCCCCAGACCATAAAATAGGTTTACTTGGTCGTATTATACTTCCAGAAACCTCTATGTCTTGTACATTTACTTTACCAGTTTCATCTTCAGTGACCACTTTTTGCCAAGGATACCATACGTTATTACTATATGTTCGAGTATATTCTTGCGTTGTTAGTTGATCATAAAAAACTTGCTTGACCATTGTGCTTGATGCATTTTTAAATACAACAATTTGAGCATAGATAGACCCGTTATTACTTAATCCTATTCCCTTTGGATAATTCATAAGTTCTATATCTGGTATGATACCTGAAGCGGCATAAAACCCAGGATTAATAAACAAGTCCAAATCTGTTCCTTTAGGAACTTGCCCACCATCATGAATAGACTTATTAATCTGATTTTGTAAATTTGCTGCTTGATTATCGTCAAGCTGATCTTGTAAATTTTTAAACCAAGCCTGAAAGTCTACATCTGCTTGTTCAAATATCTCTTTATATTGATCTACAATTCCATCGACATTAATATTATCAAAAGGTGTAGACCAACCACATACAGTTGGATCACTCCGCATATCAGTAATATCTGCATCAGTGATTTGTGCTGCATTCATCTTCACTGATATTTTTGCAAGTTGCAGTTCAAAGATAATATCGTTACGGACTACTGTTGTATCACTCGGTTTATAATAAAGATATGTGTCTCGAGCATTCTTATCCATACGTAAAACAACAGAATCAGTACGATCTTGTACCGATGAAGCTACATTTATCTGTATCGCAATAGTTTCATTATTCATATATGATCCGCCATCAATAACGGCTGAACCTGCACCAACTTGAATGTTCATACCATTCTGGGCTGAACGTACACGCAGACCATCCTTGAATGACATGACGACTCCAGTTTTAAGAAATGCTGCAAAAAATCTCATGAAATCACTTGCATCATAAAGGCGGTCTCCGTTGACGTCATTCCACGGAAAACTATGTTGTGTCATCTATTTAATCTCCTTTTTATAATATCAAAGACAGTTGGGCTTTCTTTATCCCACAATGGCGACATATGATGTCCCGTATTATCCCAAGTTTCATCAACTCCAGCTAATACAGAGGTCTTTGTTACATTGAATAGTTTACTTGTAAAGCGGACACGATCACCAAGTTGATAATCTTTGCCATATACAAATAGTTCCGTTTCCAAATCTATGTCACCATTTAATGTCAAAACAGCTTCTTGTTCTGCTAGCTTAGAAATACCTCGACTTGTTAATGCTGCTTTATACTGAGCATCAGTTAAAGTAATATCTTTACCATTACCATCTTGTGTTTGTTTTTGAATATCTCGTGCATCAACATAAATTTCTTCTCGTTCTAAACCTGAAAGAATATCATTCAATTTGACATTGATGCGTGAAGTTCCTTCGCCTTCTCCAAACACCCATGCCATTGTAGCTTCATCAAAATTAGAGGACTCATAACTTTCTGATAGTAAATTGTCAAATTCAACATTAAATTCGACAATGTCCGATAAATCACGGCCCTTTACAATTTCAAGCTTATTGTGGGGTGTTTGTAAGTTTGTACCTACTTCTCTAATACCAATATCATAAGTAGAGCAAAGATTATCCACTTCATCAGATACAACTCCATAAGAGTTTTGATAGTCAACATTTGTTGTTGAAAGCGCAGCTGGTGCTGCAATTGAAAGATATTGTATTTTGCGATTCGCTTGGCTTGGATTTACTACCTCGTTGTTAAGGTGGTCATAAATAATTTGCTCTGGTTTCTTTGTTTGATGATATATACGATATACAATTCGCTTTAAAGCCTTCGCTCTTAAAGATTTTCCAGAAACAACTAAACTTTCCTTTGTAGAATCATCGCAAGTGACACGATCAATATAGAAATAAACATCGTTAATGTTTAATATATTGTCTACAGTATAAAGCGATGTAATTGTATTTATTTTTTCTATTGCTTCATCATCATTGGATTTGATTAATTTTTGAATATCTTCAAGTAGTATTTTTAGAGAAAACTGAGAATACGTGTAATATCTCCAGTTCACCATTAAAGAATCAAAAGTATCTATAATACCTGCTGATTCAAAGTTAAATCCGCTTGTTCCTACACGTTTAAATACTTCAATATCCATAATTACACCCCGATTATCAATGGAGTAAAGGAAATAGTCGCAAGAATATTTTCCTCACCTTTATCAGCTTGTACCACAAGGTTATTAGCTTCAATATTATCTAATCCAAAGAAAGATGAACCAGCCATCCGAGTTCCCATTGCATTTGTTGCTTCTGGATCAGTATCATCTTGATACCAAGTTTTCTTTTTTCCATGAATTGTAGACAAATAGATTACTGTTCCAGCATCAAAAGTACCTGTCCAGCCAAAGAATTCTTGCGTAACTACATTGTAAATTCGAGGGTTAGTGACTTCGGCATTACATTGAATATTTAATTCAAAACCAACAACAAAGTCACCTTTATTCATAATTTTTACAATTTGTCCGGGTGCAATTGTTGCAAAGGCAAAATCTGGAGTGATTGATAATGGAAACTTAAGCTTATTATCATTTGTTGAGAGCGGTATTGATTTGTTTCTAACATTTTCATCACGCCACTCTGGATCTAAAGCTCTAAATTGCATGATAGATGATGAAGTTGAAGCACTACTATCTTTACTACCTTCATATCCTTTTATAGCTTCAGCATCTATGCTGTATAAGTTTTCATCAATTCGAATAAATAAAGTTCCTGCAAGTTCTGGGTTAATAATTGCCATGACTTGAT